AAACAAATCTATATGATTAAAAAGATTTTAAAGAAACTGGACAAAAAAAAGACGAACAGAACGAAGAAAGACTCCTGGGAAGATATCATAGGCAGGCACTATGCCCTATCTGATGGGGAGTTCATCGACGAACTGATAGCCAACTACGAGCCACCAAAAAGAAAATCAAACATTCATAACAACTAAAACAAATCAAAATGAAAAATTTAGAAACAGATTATAATCGTGTTAAAACTTACGAAGTATTTATGGACAGAGGTGGCGATGTTGCTTCTAAAAAAAATATATATGTTAGAGCATACTATAACGAAAGCATAAGCAACGAAGATAATTGTTATCAAGTAAATGTTATGTACTATAGAAATAGAGATACAGATGATGGCGATTATTTTGACGAAGAATTTATTACCACTAAATCGCCTAGTGAAGCCGAAATATTAGCCGATAAAATTAATAAATATGGCTATGAAGATTTTATGCCTAGCTGGAACTCAAAGAATATAATTCAAATAGTTGATTATTCCATAAGCAAACACAGGTGATGTTTCTACATCTGCCTGGTATTTTTTTAACCATTAAAACTTAACACAAATGAAAGGAAGACTCATCTCGGTAAACTTTATCCCTCACGCCTACTCAGAAACGCTATCCGCTGCATTCGAACTTACAATGCAGGACAGAGCCGAACTAAAGCCTGACTGGCTAGGATGCGGATGTCTGTTCGATATGGAAGGTGGCTACGCTAAGCTAGTACCTGACAGTATAATACCGGCAGGTAAAAAAGCAGAGCTATGGCACATCATGAATCTGCTCAGCTACGATGACATGGACAGCGACCAAAAGGTAGACGCTGTTAAAGAATATATTCACAATCACTTCTAAAAACAAATCACAATGAAACTACTTCTCTACAAAGATGAGCTTAACTCATTCATCGAATCTTACGAATCAAGTGTCCTCAAGGAGTATATCAAGTTCTCCATACACCCTTACGAAACTAATGGCAAGCAAGGAGTAACAGATACCTATTGGGTAAAGTTTGATGAAGGTATGGATGAAAATGCAAATCTGCTGAACTTTATATTCAGAGCAGGAACAATTCACGGTAAAAATAAAAACAAATAACAATGGAAAAGTTAATCGAACACATGATTCAAATCGTTGAATCCAACGCAAATAACAATCAGGCTACCATCCCCGATGTGGAGGCGTGGGCCATCGCATGGAGAGAAGAGGCATCCAAGCTTCAGTCTCACTCATGGATGGAGGTATGGAGCGAATGGATAAAGAAGGACAGCAAATTCGGAGTCATAAACTTCCTGGACTACCTAACAGACAATTACTATCCACCAGTAAAAAAGGAAGCGAATGAGGCATAGGATAATAGAAGATGACAAGTCTATAGAGTACAATGGTAAAAAGTACCTGCTAAGGAGGATGGAGTTCGAGCTGTTTAAATACCTTTGCCTTAACGATGGCAGGATAGTAAGCAGAGAGGAGATAATGAGCGAGGTATGGAAGTACGATAACCATGTAGGCAGTAACAGGACAATAGACGTACACGTAAGGAGGATTAGGAAGAAGCTACCTGACTGCCCTATAGTCACCAGAAAATGCTACGGATACACTATTAAATACTAGACAATGATAAAGAAAGACTACTTAACGTACAAGCAGACAGACCCAATGGCTATTGTGTACGAGTATTACAAGGAGAAGTTTGATAAAAGTAAGCACAAACACTTCATGAGCAGAAAAGAATTTGATACCTTTGCTCCGATGTATACTGACGTAAACAGCGCCTACATAAAGGCCTGCCAGCACTACGATGAAGCTCTTAAAGTAGTCGAGCTTAAAGACAAACAAGGTAATCCTATAATGATATTCTAAATCATCAGCCTCCTGAAATTATTAATATTCTAAAAAATGTTAGAAGTATTAATGAATTTAAAGGGACAGGGGGCTGTATCTTTTTAACATTTAAAAACAAATCACATGAGCAAAATGAAAGATGTACTTATCGACCAAATGAACAACCAGTCAGCGACCAAATCAAATGCAGAGTACCTGCGCTATGTAATCGATAATCTATCCAAGCCAATGCCTTACCAGTGGCGTGTGCAATCATTCAACAAAAACAATACCAAGTGTACCTGCGTAGCCTACATCGACGCAAGGCAGGCAATGGATACGCTTGACAAGTATTGTGTTTACGGATGGACAAAGAAGTACCTTGACATCAAGGGTAGCATCTACTGCTCCATCGGTATAGTGATGCCGGATGGAAGTATCATCGAGCGCCAGGACGTAGGCTCAGAAGGGAACTTTGAGGCGGAGAAATCAGCAGCATCCGATGCCTTCAAGAGGGCAGCTGTCAACTTTGGGGTAGGCAGATTCCTGTATGACCTTGATATTGTAGACCTTGATGCAGGTAGCAAGGACTTCAACGGCAAGCAGTATCCTTTCCCAGCAGATAAGAACGGCAATAAGATATGGGATATTACAGAGCATATCAATAAGATGCAGGGCGTAGTTGATGGAGTTCATCCGCTTCAGGAAGCCTTACAGAAGCTGTCAGGTATGAGTGACAAGGCCAAGGCTATTGAGTGGGCAAAGACACTTCCAGATAGCGTAAAGACTCACCAATCCTTCCGCCAGGCATTCAGTAAAAGATTCTAATAAGAATGAAAATTAGATAAAAATAGTTCTTTTTTTTATGAAAAAAACTGGACATTTTGCTCAGTGTATTGAGCAATTTTACTCAATGCTTCGGATAAAAACCGAACTAGATATTGTTATGTTACATAACGTATGGTGCTATACGCTCGTTTTAATGGCGTATAGCACGTGTTACAGGTAGTAGGGATTTATACCACAAAACTTAATTAGAAGTATAAACAAAAAAGAATTTAAAAATGAGCGTAGGCAAAAAAGAAAAAATTAACGTATTATCATTATTTGATGGTATGAGTTGTGGACAGATTGCATTGAATAAAGTAGGAATTGAGTATGAAAATTATTTTGCTTCTGAAATAGAACAAGCACCTATTAAAGTTACACAACACAATTATCCTAATACTATACAATTAGGAAGTGTATTAAACGTAAAAGGTTGTGATTTGCCAAATATAGATTTACTAATTGGTGGTAGTCCTTGTCAATCTTTTTCAAATGCTGGAAAAGGAGAAGGTTTTGATGGGAAAAGTGGTTTGTTTTGGGAATATGTACGAATATTAAAAGAAGTAAATCCAACTTATTTTTTACTTGAAAATGTGAAAATGAAAAAAGAATGGAAAGATATTATTTCTAAAGAATTAGGAGTTGAACCGATAGAAATAAATAGTTCTTTAGTATCTGCTCAAAATAGACCGAGATTATATTGGACAAATATACCAAATGTTGATGTTCCAAAAGATAAAGGACTTTTATTTAAAGATGTATTAAATACTGATTATGAATTTAAACCTTTAACTAAATGGTTTTTTTCTAAATGGGGAGATAAACAAAAAATAGATACATTAAAGACAATTGATGCTGAAAAATCATTTTGTTTAACTACAAATAAAAGCCACTCAAAAAACTATTACTTAACACCTGATAAAACTATGGCTCGTATGCTTGAAAGAGATGAAGTAGAAAGATTGCAAACTATACCAAATGGATATACAAATATTGTTTCAAAAACAGACGCACATAAAATGATAGGAAACGGATGGACAGTAGATGTGATTGCTCATATTTTTTCTTTTTTAAGAGGGGAGGAAAAATTTTTAAATTCTTTTTCAAACGAAAATGTTTAATCGAAGCGATACACCCCTATTACCTGTAACTAATGGCTTCACGCAATGCGTACTAATACCCAAAATGGCAGGATAGGCGAAACAGAACCAGTAAAATATTTTTATTAATCACTTAAACCAATAAACAATGCAAGTAACACAAGAACTACTACAGCACAGACCGCTGTCATTCTCATCTCTTAAGGAGTTTATGCGCTCCCCTCAGCACTACGTTAAGTATCTGGCAACAGACAAAAAGCCTACAGATGCTATGCTCTTCGGGTCCATCTGCCACAAGCTAATCCTTGAACCGCAGGACTTCGATAAAGAGTTTATCATCGAGCCTGAGTTCAACAAGCGTACCAATCAGGGCAAGGAAGACTATGCAGCATTCATCGCAAAGATATCAGAGCAAGGCCTTACCGCTATCCCACCTGCCACCTACGAGAAAGCTGTTGAGCTGGTAGCTGTACTCAAGCAAAGCCATGTATACAACTACGTAAAACAGCTTACATCCAAGGAAGAAAGATTCGATAAGGTGCATGACACAGGGCTTCCTATCTGCGGATATATTGATGGCGTAGCTAAGGACTTCAACCTGGAGATTAAGATAGTATCATCGGCAGAAGCTGACGATATCATCCGAGACTTCTATAAGATGAAGTACCATCTGCAAGCAGGCATCTACAATTGGGTGAACGGAAAGCCAATATATTATTTAGTGGTAGAGAACAGCTTCCCATATCTTAGCCGAGTGCTGATAGCCTCAGACCATTACATAGCAGAAGGCAGAAGGATGTTTGATAAGGCAATGACGGACTTTAAGTTCTGCATTGACATTGACAACTTCAGCGCAGGATATGAGTTCTATACAGGAGTAGAGCCTCTCACCTTATCACTCCCTCCTTGGGCAAAGAAAGGAGGTGGCGATGATTAAGACGCTAGTATGCCTCACGTATAAGATAGGATTCACGCTTACGTTTATCTATCTGCTCTGTATCGTTATAGTAAACATGGCCTTATTAATTAAAAAACTATCAAACTGGTTATTATGGAAAAAGAACAGGATTTAGTAAAGGTTCCGGCAGAATGGCTACCTATAAATGCCATTGACTTATTCTCTTCTGGCAACTTCAAAAGTTTACAATCAGCAAACTTTTTTACCGATGACCTCAAGATGAATGGCGAGACATTCTACATCAACAAAGACGGATACCTCATACACGAAGACAGAAGGATGTCCGTAGTTGTAGGCGAGCCTGAAATCAATGATGGTAAGGTATGCCTTGTGGTAGACACCTCCCACCGGCCAGTCATGGAACATAAGCTCAGGAAACGTTATTCCGTTGTTTGGGATAAAATGTGTATCTTGGTGCTTCAATTCAAGGAAAGCAGAGTAGTAGAAGCACAATCAATCATAAGACATGTACACAATCGGTAATGCAATCGAAGCAGTTCTGTCAGAATTAAAAGGTAAGACAGGGCTACACTGGTCAGCACAGCTAACATCCAAAGGCTTTATAGTCTACAGAAAACCTCGCATTGACGAATACGTAGTCAGCGAGTATAACAAATGGAGAGATGCCTGCTGTACAGTATTTAACGTAGAGTATAACGACCTTGACAATGATGACAAGAGCAACAGCTTCGTAGCGCCAAGGCATTGGTGCTGGTACATGATGACATCTGTATCTATGCTTAATGTTGACAGCATTGTAAAGATGCTTAACAATCAGAAGAACAGAACGTCTGTGCTGCATGCCATCCGAAAGATTCACTTCTATATCCATCGTAAAAACCCAGACAAGAAGTCCCTTGAAACGTTCAATCAATTGTTAAATCATTATCAAAACTCAAATTAAACATTATGTCAAAGTACGACAACTCAAACACAGCGGTATTATTTAAGAATGACAAGAAAGGAAACGAGAAAGCCCCAGACTACAAAGGCAAAGGTGAAGTAAATGGCAAGGAAGTAGAGCTTGCTGCCTGGGCAAGAAAGTCTGAAAAGGGAGATACGTTCCTTTCAATAAAGTTCTCTGAGCCATTTAAAAAAGATGGTAATAAAACTTTTACCAAGTCGGCCGAGAAGCCAGCATACAAGCAGCCGGAAGAAGACGGCCTTCCGTTTTAATAAATAACAGAGTCAATGCAGATGGAGGCCTGCCTAGCGCAGGCTTCTTCGTCTGCAATCGTTAAAATTTAATTCACTATCACGCATGCCGAATGTAACGCTGTTCAAAGACATCACCGATACAACCAATCCAGTTATTCAGTCGGTCGATAAAGTGCTTGGCTTCATTCGTGATGGCAGATGGAAAGATAAGGTAGAGGCGGTCAGAAATGCACTCCCTAACCAGCAAGATAGCCTTAAAATTGCACTCCCATGTATCCTTTATGCTGGAGAGTTCACTATAAAGTTAACAACCGATAAGGGCGTTGAAACTTGCAGAAAGGATGAGTGCCTGTCCAAACACTCCCACCTTGTACCCATCGACATTGACGATGTTGACAACATAGACGAAATAATCGAAACGCTTAAGAAGGACCAGTTCATCCATGCCTTATGGAAGTCCCCTTCAGGCAAAGGCTGTCATGGACTGATTAAAATAGGGGATGGCAAGTCTCATCGCAGGCACTACACTGCCCTGATTAAAAAGTATCCCTTCCTTGACTCAACAGCAAGGAATGAATCTAGGATACTGTTTGCGTCTTATGACCCTGACCTTTATTACAACCCACGCAGCAGCACATATTACGATGTAGAGGATGAAGAGAAGCCTCAAGGCGAAGGAGGCATGGCTATATCAGGTCAAGGCACTACAGACTACCGTAAGGTGGATGTGGCTGCTAAGATGGTAAGGTGCGCTCCTGATGGAGAGAAGCACAACATCCTGCTTAAAGCAGCTGTACTTATGGGAGGATATGTAGCTGCCGGCAAGGTAGAGCGAGAGGTCGCTGAGACACTTCTTTACCATGAGATAGGTAAGCGCAATGTAGACAACCTTGCAACAGCTCAAAAAACCATAAGCGATGGGATAACCTATGGGATGCTGATGCCCATCCACGAAACAGAGCAGGCATTTAGTGAGGCTGTAGAGATGGTGGCTGCTGCGGATGACGAGCTTAAATTCCTGAGTAATCTGGATGATGATGAGATTTACATCAGACGCTTCAGGCATGGCCTTATAGAGTCCGGCAAAGGCTTTGGGTATGAAGAGCTGGATAAATACTTTGTGCTTAAGGAGGCGGAGTTCTATGCCTTTGTAGCGCATTCTAACGTAGGTAAGACCACCAGTATCTTATGGTTCATGCTTGTATCAGCTGTCAATCATGGGTGGAATTGGATGGTATACACAGGAGAGAACACCCCTGCATCCATCAAGATGAAGCTCATAGAGTATCTCACAGGAAAGAGAATAAAAGAGGTTCCTGAGCATTGGCTAAAGCATGCTATTCAGTTCGTCAATGACCATTTCTACCTGATAACAAATGACAAAACTTACGAATACAGCGAGCTTTTACAATTTGCTGAAACGCTGTCAAGAAGAAAGAGTCTGAAGGGAATCTTCATCGACCCTTATAACTCACTGAAAGCCAACGTCACCATGTCCAAGAGCAAATATCAGTATGATTACGAGGCCTATAGCGATATGCTGGCATTTACCAACAGGACAAAGATTACGCTGTTCCTGAGCGCCCATACCAATACAGAGGCTCAGCGTCTGCTTGATAATGATGGGAACCAGAAGATGCCTCATGCTACGATGGTGGAAGGTGGGGTTGCACTGTATAACAAATGCCACAACTTTATCGTGTTCCATCGAAAGATTAAGGATGAGGACAACTGGATGTATACGGAGATTAGCGTAGATAAGGTAAGGAATAAGGATACCGGAGGGCAGCCTACCATCAAGGGTAAGCCTATCCGACTGAAGATGGCAAGAGGAGTTGAGTTCGTAGACGAGCAAGGCGCACTTCCATTTAACAGGGACTTCCTCCCTACCTACAAGGAAGCACAAGAAGAAAACTATTTTTAACTTAAACAAGAATTGGTTATGACAAAGAAAGATTTTTTGAGGGAACTTAAAAGTTACTTTACCGATATCGACTGGACACCGGCAGCTGAATCAAGAGTAAACCTACTGCTTGAAAGCTACCATACGACTGCCAAAACAAAGGTGCTTGTAAAGCATATCTACGTTGACAGAGAGGTGATGGTAGAAGGTAGCTGTGCTAAAGAGATGGATTACGCTAAAATCGCAGAAGAGGTATGCAGGAACCACAATATCACGCTTGAGCAGCTAAAGGTAAGCAGTCCAAACTGGGCGTATAAAGACGGAAGAAAGGGCACTAGAGAGCTTGTAGACGCAAGGCACGAGTTCGTCAACAAAGTCTTCGCAAGATTCCCTCACTCAAGTAAAGTGCAGACAAGCAGATGGCTTGGATATACCTGCCACTCATCAGTATATCACCTTCTAAAAGACAGAAAGATATGACAGCAAAAAAGTACGCTCAAGAATTAGTTAATCTTTACATGGACATTAAGAATCAAAAGCTATCAGACTACTCAAAGATTTATCTTCCAACTGCCAAAGAGTGCGCCAGGATTTCTGTTGGAGTAGCTTTATCCGAGCATGTTATGAATGATTCAGAATACTCAAAAAGAAGATTCACATTTTTTAAAAAAGTAATTGAAGAGATAGATAATATTTGATAATTCAGAAATAAGTACTATATTTGTAAAACTTTAAACCAAACCACCATGACACAAGAACAAATCAAAAAGACAATCATTTCGTCAGCAACTACTCTCAGCGACGAAGACGGCAGAAGTAATTACTTTGTGCTTACAAATGCAGCCCTGAACGATTTAGTAAAGACCATCCATGACCTTAGCTGTGATGCCTATGCAACAGGCCTTATTGATGGTAAAGACTGCGGAAGATTAGACAACAGATATTAATAAACCAATAAAACAAACTATTATGTACAGATTTGAAAATGAAGCTTACAATAATAAGCTGCAAGAGTGTATTAAAGAATACGAAGAATACAGGAAGATGTTCATGGAAGAGACAGATTTTATGGACCCACAGGCCATCATCAGGAGGCTACAGAAGCTGACAGCATTTAATGCTTCTGTCGGAAGGCTAAAGGCATCATTTGACTTCCTTGTTGATAAGGCTAATATGATAGAGATGAGGAAGATAGACCATGAGGCTATGCCGGCTAAGAAGTTCGAGGCGCTGGTGCGTGATGCTGTAGGTCTTGTCATCATCTTCCCGAAGGCTTTGGAGATAATGCTAAAGGAATCCCACTACCAAATAGAAAGCCTAAGGTCAACGCTGTCTTACCTTAAAACAGAAGCGCAACATATAAACGTATAATATGGACAAAGAAGCAATCAAGAAAATACTTATGGATATCATGGATGAGCAGGATGCTTTTAATCATAAGCTGGTCAAAGTCTATGACCCTATAAATCCTGAAAGCACTATTAAGAATCATATTATAGAAGCCTACAATGCAGGATACGAAGACGCTAAATGCAATCATATAAATGACGCAGAGCAGTATTACTTAAACAAATATAAACCAGTATAACATGGTAAAGCAGAGAAAAGACCCAAGGCAAAGATTAGGCAGTTCAAAGAAAGATAAGGTGATGACAGTATCTATAAGGTTAGCTAAGCCACAATATCAGGTACTCGTTGATAAATGTAAGCAGGACAATATCACCCTTTCTAACTATATTCGTCTTGTATTATTCAGACAATAAAATTAATACTATGACGACTAAATTACCCCCAGACCTGGTTAAGATAATCAAACCAGTTGTGCTTGATAATAACCACTTTTCAGTAAACCTGAAGATATTCCGACCAGAGATGGATAGAGGAGAGACTACCACAAGATGGGAAATCTACGCCTTTGTAAACCATAACTCAGGAAGACTATGGGATGCTGCTGAAGCACCTATCCTGCATAACAGACTCAGGGCAAAGATTAAGTCAATGAAAGACTTTGATGCCGAATACACTTACTACAAAACATTAGCCGATGAAGTACAGGAGCGACTTTGACCTTGACCTTTCCACTGGACAGCAAGGAGAGGTACTTGTACACGATATGCTGCAACTATCCACCATTGAAGTAAAGACAGATTTCCTAGCCGATAAAACGGGCAATATAGCTGTTGAATTTGAGTCATGGGGTAAGCCATCAGGCATAGCCACTACCTCAGCAAGGCATTGGGTGTTTGTTATTCCAAACAAAATAGCCATTTTCGTTGAAACCAATCGCCTAAAGGAGATTGCAAGGAGGTTCTATCAGGAAGATAGAGTAGTCAATGGAGGAGACCTGAACAAATCTAAGATGGTACTAATACCTATAACAGAACTTATTCATGGATAATACACTACTATACATTAAGTGCGATGATGTTCCTTCGAGCATGACGATAGGCAAGAAGAAATACTACCTTACCAATAATATCTTCTACGGAGGAGTGCATTGGGCCATCAGGAAGAAGCTGGTAGAGCTATGCAAGTTCTATCTGATAGGCAAGATGAAGAAGAAAGTATCCATCAAAGAAGACCAGTTCCCTGTTGAGATAGAGATAGTTTACCACTCACCTAAGCATACATTTGACATAGACAATAAAGCCGGATATTGGCTGAAGGTGCTGTTAGATTTGATTAAACAGAACGGCACGGTTCCTGATGACAATGTAAAGTTCATATCCTCCATCAAGTCATCCTACGTAAGGCTTCCACTAAAAGAGAATGATATTCTTGAGATATTCATTACTCAGCACTCTCGTCCTTGATGACCTCTAGCTGAGCCAGCATCTCCACAAAGTATTCGGTAGATTTATCAAGCATATACATACATCTGTCCATTATGCGCTGCTTAACCTGCTTCTGCTGCTTCGTCATGGCATCCATTGATTCCAGATTAGCTAGCGTCTCATTGGCCACCATGTTAGCGTTATAGAACAGGTCTATCTCTTCATCCAATCCCCATTCCTGTACTTCCGGCTCTTGTTCATTATCGTCAAACATAAGACGTTATTTAGGTGAACTTGATAATATATGCCTTCTCTGCTTGATGCTTAACTCAGATGTACGCTTCCTTCCGATAGCACCACAATTGGTACACCTGAATTGGCTATAAGCATTTACTGTTGTATAATACTTCTTCCCTTCATCCTCCAGATTATTACTTCCGCAAGTAGGGCATCTGTACTCATGCTCATCAAGGATAAACAGCGCTGTATTTGGATGAGGCTTAATCCAAGGTCTTAATCTAAGATAAGTCTCCTCCAGGATTACCACATCGTTTATATTGTACTCCTGCATATGCTTAAGAGCATCCTCATCCCCTACGTAGCATTTACTCCACAGCTCAAAACCATCGTGCTTGGATTTTCTTGGAAGACCCAGCATTCTGTTTACGAACTCCAGCTTATTGGATGTGAATGCAAAGTTTCTCTTAATATGCTTTAAGGTGTCAATGGACTGATATGGAAGAGGAGGATTAATTTTATTTATCAGGAACCTTGTATTTAGCTTAGGTAAATCGAACTTATCTCCGTTGTGAGCTACAACAATGTCTGCCTGATTCAGCATCTCCCATATACCTTTGAGTATCCTGCTGTCATCCTGCTTCATCGCTTCTTCACCAGTCAATGCTCCTGAGTAAGTCTGCTCATCAAACAGCCACTTAGCTGCCCACGTAAGTATAAACCAGTCGCTTTCTATTTGGTCTATAGATATGTTCTGATTCCATATCCCCCACACCTTCGCCCTGATGGGAGCTGTTTCAATATCTAGTATCAGGATTTTTGCGCCTGTATCTACCTCTTCTTTGAATGGTTTATAGTTTCTGGTATCGTATGTAATAGGCTTTCTGGTTTCCTGTATTGTCTTCGAGTTTCTTCTTCCTTCTGTCTTATGGCCTCTGTAGTATCTTATATAGTCACGAGCAGACTCTACACTTTTAAGCAAGCCTTTATTCTCCTCATACATCTTCCTTGCAAGAGTAAGGTCAGGTAGCTTAGGGTTAGCCTTGCAGTAATCCTTTGCAAGAATACCTAATTCGGTTAGTTTTCCCATTACATATTTTTAGAAGCCCCTACGGGATTCGAACCCGTACCTCTCCACTAATGCGGAGTTCCTACCCAAGCTCATATTCATTTTGAGTTAGACGAAGAGGCCTGCCTGCAAACTTTTACTGCGTCAGTGGGCATTGCACTCCCATCCTACCTTACGATTAGGCTCTCGTTGCTGACTCCCTTGTGGAGTGAGAGGAACTACGACCCCTTGTACTTCGGGGACATTATCTTCAAATATCTTTATATTCTTCCTTTGCATCAAAGCAAGGACATGACTTAGAAACACCTGGGAAATCTGTATGACCTTGGATGACGGGGAATGTTCTCTGCTTGAGCGCTACTTCGTTTCTTACTTTCTTAATCGTGTCAATGAGAGCCTGCTTCTGAGCATCTGTTCTGTTATCCACCGGCTTACCATTCTTGTCAACTCCACCTATGTAAGAGATATGTATAGACCTTGTATTGAATCCTGCTACGCCATTGGTAGGATTAGCTATATCTGACAGCTGTGTTACATTACCATTGGCCTCAACAATAAAGTGATACCCCACGTTCCTCCACTTCAGAACGTTCTTCCAGTAGTTCCTGATAGACTGAATTTTGGTAGTCTGAGGAGTTGCTGTACAATGAATAACGATGTAGTCTATCCTTCTCATTTTCTTTTAGGCTTAACAAGATTTATCACTATCATCACTAGCCAAAACACAAGCAGGATTAATATATCCCTTGTGCCCTGCGCAGTAAAGTTATCCATATAAATCCAGATATTAAAGCAATTGCTAAATAAATAATTCTTAATACCCAGAATTGAACTCTGTTTCCTATTACTCTATCTATTATGCTGTTAGTTGTCTTGGATGTATAGTCTATCTTTAATCCCCTTAATACGTTCCCTCTTACGGATGCAAAGTACACCATATAACACATTACATCAAGTGGCCATATCTCATCGTAATATCCTACGCTTAAAGCAAGGCATACCCCAAAAAACAATACACCTATCGTATAGGTCCACAGCTTGTTTATATTGGCAGTAAATCCCTTCGATAAGTATATCCTAATCGCCTCGATTACTACGGTGATTAATGACGCAAATATGGGATAAATAAGCGTCATTTGCTTACTGGTTCAAACCAAATATCGTGATGGTCCGGCCATAAAGCACCGAAGAAAAATAAGCTACCTAACACAAGCCAAACAATGGCAAACTGAAACCATCCAGTTTTGACAATAGGTACATTAATATCGGATTTAACCCATATGTACTGCCATTCAGGTGTACCTGGTTTATGCTGCTTAACCATACTTCCTGATTTAGAAGATTTGTAAGCTAAGATAAGCAAAGGGATGATGGGTAGGTAGCAGAATGCTATCGCCACCCACATATCATAGTTGTTCTCGTTAATCATATTACTTTTTTTATTAAAGATAGCACCTGCTTCCTGAATATCCAAATAAGCAGTAAAATTACTATCAGCCAAAGCCAGTTGTTTTGACCTTTAAGCTTGCCATTAGCCTTGGTCAGGTTGTCGATAGTTGTCGCATTATTTTGATTTATTGTGACAAACTCCTTTACCAATTTATCGCAGGAATCCTTGACTACCTGAAGCTTAGCTGTGCTTTCCTGAGTCTTAACTACGACTTTTGTTTGAGGCTTGGATGGGATGGTTTTAACCACCTCCTTAATCTTCTCCCTTATTATCGTATCGCAACCCTTATTCATCAGGTCATTCAGCATAAGCAGAACGCGAAGATACTCCTGCTCGTAAGCCTGAAGCATGGCTGTATCTGTAATAGTCAACGTATCAGTAGTTTCCTTTATTGGAAACCTTTGGCTGCACTCCTTTGCCGTAGCTTCAGGAAGCTTATTCATCAACTTGTTTAATTTCTTAGGTGTAGAGCAGCTTACAAAAACAGCTGCAATGATGATTGTAAATATATGTTTCATAATCCTGTTAAATTTCTAATTATTAAGCTGTCGTTTTGTGTGTTATTGCACCCGAAGGAATTAGGTCCTATCCACCAATATCCTGGCCTCGCATAGGAATTACCCATTATAGGCGCTCTTCCTGTTGTAGAATTGCCTGTTCCTGAGTTATATTCAGCAACAAATACTCCTGTGGAAGAGCATGTTATTTGATGATACAACCCTAGCGTATGCCCTGTCTCGTGAGATATGCACTCCGCTATTCTCTTTTGATTATATGACAGAGCCTTGCTGAATGCAAAACAAGCCACATCCTTCCCCCACTTAATAGATTCTATATAAGATACGCCTCCTACATTCCCATACCACTCATTATACTGCGTTATTACCACTCTTTGCCTTCTAACAACAGATGCGCTATTGTATGTATTTGAATCTGTAGTTACGTTTATGTTTTTAAACTGAGCGAAGTCGGTAGTTACAGAATCTACAATGTTTTTAATTTCTGTTGAGCTAAGTCCTGATGGTGTAGCGTAGAATGGTAATCCACCATTTTGAGATGTCCATTCAGTTTCTGATATGTAATGACCATCAAAATCAAGGAATATCACCCAAGGTCCTGTGCCGGCAATGGGAGGTAGTGGCGTAGCATCGCAAGCGTCTCCTATGCCATCTTTATCGCTGTCTAATTGGTCTGGATTGAATGTGACGGAGCAATTATCGTTTTCATCTAGTATACCATCTCTATCAGTATCCCTTGTTCTACCTCTTCTTGTCGCAATTTCTTGCTCATCCTGCGACATCCTTCTTACATTATTGTATTCTCCCCTCAAAATATCGCATCCTATTGGCTGAATTGGCTTGTCAAATGTAGCCTTACTACATGATGCAAGTACATATAGCGCCAACAGGTATAAATATTTCATATTAAAAGAATGAAAGTACAATCCCTATCATACCACCTGCAATGGTATATACGGCATCTCTCCAGTCAAATCCTCCGTAGTCCATAAGGTCTTTAAACTCCTTACCTACCGCTGCTGCTGTTACTACTCCTGACACCCATAAAGAGCAATACGAGATTTCGATTGCTTTAAAAAACACTAAGGCAGCTATGCTGATAGCTACACCTGCCCAGAAGTGCATCTCTTTATCCTTCGGAGTCATTTTTTTTATCTCCTTTAGTTGCACCAAAATAATATCCTATAACGCCAGCCAAAGCGCCACCGAATATAAACCCACCGGCAGTAAGGACCAAGTCATGGTTTTGCTCAGGTATGGGCTTTATCTGTAAAAGATACATCAATACGAAGCATCCTACTACCACGATAATAGCAATGCTATTGCGGATATCTGTCTTAGTAAGTCGTCTTAACCATTCTGGCATATTACTTCTTTTTAAATATATTCTTGATAAATTCAGATACCTTTTCCCAATGAGCTATAATTACGCTTACCGATGCAAGACAGCTAAGGATTACAGGTACGCTACTGCTGCTAATTGCAGCCAAGATGCTTCCAATCCACAGGCTTAACAGTTCTAACTTGTACGTCATCTCATGTATTATTTTCTACAAAGTAAATATAAATCTCTAAAAGTTCTAAGCGTATTTCATCCACACTTTGCCTATCAATGCAGCATTATGTACTTTCTGTTGTAGATGCACCTGTCGGATGGGCGTTTTTTATTCCTGTTCCACCATCTCCACCCGAATAGTTTAACAGCCCAATACCTGAAAAACACCTGCCTTTTGCTTACCCCTGTAGATATCATCCACCTTCTGAACTCTTCTTCCACCCACTTTCTTTCGTGAATGGTAAGGTAGTATAGTGCGTCGTGTACTAATGCACTTGCCGCATACATACCGCTTTTAGGGAAGAATGGCTGTAGTATCCAGGGTATGCTGTTCTCATCCCAGGTAAATCCTGGTTTTATTGTCATGGCCTGAGTATTGCCAAGCAAAAATGTTATCTCAGTACATAGCTTTCTGTATCTTCCTTTTCTGCTATATACTGGCGTATCGCAGTATAGTATAGACTTGGTTAGTTTATCCTGTATGTTTAGGAAGG